GGCGCTCGCTATTTCATGGGCGGTGACGATTGCGGCGCAGCGCCTCCTTGGACCGCGGTCGAGGATGCTGATCGGCGCCTGAGGCTGGATGAAAACTGGAGCGGGCGAGGCGATTCGAACGCCCGACCCTCACCTTGGCAAAGCCTAAGAAAAGCAGCTGAAACAGGTACTTGAAGTCGCATTCTCACGCAGTCGCACGCTTGAAAAAGCAGGAGAAATGCGATGCTGCGTGTCAAGGACGTGGGAACGCCCACAATCGAGGGTCTTGTAAAAAAGACCCCTTCTCGCCTGCCGTTGTCCGGCGGCGATCCGAAAGCGGTGCTTGATCGGATACAGAAAAGCCGAGGGGCCGCCACTGGCATGGCGACCCCCGCAAATTCGGCTGTCGATCTCTCAGGAAAGACGACCGAACAAATTCTAGACGCGTTCGACTTCCTCGAAAAGAGCCAGCGCACGCTTGGGGAATTTTTTGAGGCTGTCGCCGATTTCGCTGAACGGGGCGTAAACCCGCGAGAGGCCTTTGCCGAAGCGCCGGGCGCGCGGGAGCGCTTCCGCGTTCTGACGGTTTCCGCTTCGCGGCTCTATCAGGCCGCCGCCGCGTCCTCGCTGGCGCGCTTCTCGGCCGAGCGGGTGCTCGGCGTCCAGCTCGCCGATCTCGGCGAGGCGATCGTCGTCGCTTTGGAGGTGCTCGACTACACGGGGGCGCGCCATGGGTGAGCCCGCTTGTGCCCACCTCAGGGCCGCCGAATGCGAGGCGCTCAAGGCGCTGTCGCCGATCGCGGCAAAGGCGTTCATCGCCATTCGGTTCGGGCGCCGAGAAGCAGCGCCATTCGAGGCAGGCGTCCGCGACTTTGAGGCATGGGGGATCAGTAAGGATCAGGCCTCGCGGGCTCTCTCCGAACTCATCTCCGCCGGACTAATTGAAGTCGTCCGCGCCGCTTCCTTCGGCGCTAAGCGGGTGCGCCGCCTTTTGCGCATTGTTCACACGCGCCAAGAGGCCGGGCAGTCGCAAGGGCGCGACAACGCCCCTGCCGCCAGTCGCAACGGTGCGACTGTAATCCCGATACAGTCGGGCCGCCGCGACTATGGCAAGCCGCTACAGTCGCACCAGCTCGACATTCCTAAGAAGCCTTCTTCGCCTTCGGCTCAGAAGGCCGAAGGAGAAGAAGGATCGCACGCCGCAGCGCCGCCACGGGAGGGCGGCGCATCGGCCCGCGAAGGCGCGCGCGCGGCGTTCAAAGAAACCCTTCGGCAAGCCGAGGAAGCGGCGCGCGAGCGCGGGCTGACGTTGCAAGCAGTGCTCGCCAGAACTGGCGGCGTTGCTCAGGCAGCAGCGTTGAAAGGGGCTTTGGAGCGGGAGAGTGCGGCAACAGCTGTCCCCGCTCCGGAGGGCCTGCCCTTTGTCGGGCTGATAGCGGCATGAAGCGACCTCCGACCTTCGCGCCGCCGACTGCGAACGCGCCAACGTTCGCGCGCACCGACGACGCCCGGCCGAGTGCGGCGAAGCGCGGTTACGGGCGCAAGTGGCGGATGATCCGCGCCGCCTTCCTGAAAGCGCATCCGCGCTGCGAGGCATGCGGCGCGGGGGCGAGCGAGGCCGATCATCGAACGCCCCTCGCGGCCGGTGGATCGAACGCATGGGCGAACCTTCGGCCGCTCTGCAAGCCCTGCCATTCGCGCAAGACGGCGCGCGAGGACGGCGGCTTCGGCCACGCGAAAAAATCTCTCGGCGTGGGGCGCGTGGACCGCTCCCGGGGTGAAACTTTTGTTTCCACGAAACTGGTGTTTTAGGAGGGTGTACGGATCATGAGCAGGCCTAGAACGCCGTCGAATGTGCTCGAACTGAAAGGCGCATTCGACAAGAACCCGCAGCGGCGTCGCGAGGAACCGAAAGTCGAGCCGGGGCTCGGCGACGCGCCTGGTTACTTCGATGACGGCGAGCGGACGATCTGGGATGAAATTGCTGCGAGCGCGCCGCAAGGCGTCCTGTCGCGATCGGACCGGCTTTGCGTCGAAATGCTCGTACCCTTGATCGTGCGCCTGCGGAACCGCGATCCGATGAAGGCCGCCGAACGCGCGTTCATGCTTTCGACGCTGACGCGCATGGGCTGCACCCCGGCGGACCGGAGTCGCGTCGCCAAGCCCGCCGAGCCGGACGAACAGCTCGACATCTGGAGCGTCATCGGGAGCGGGAAGGGCGCGGCGTGAGCATCGATCTCGCCAGCTATCGCCGGACGATGGAAGCCTACGCCCGCGCCGTCGCAGCGGGCGAGATTGCGGCCGCGCGCCTCGTGCGGCTCGCCGCAGCGGCGACGCTCGCCGATCTCGACCGGGAGGGCGATGATGATTTCTCTTGGCGGTTCGATGACGCGCGCGCGTGGCGGGCGTGCGCGTTCATCGAAGGCCTTCCGCACGTCAAGGGCGGATGGGCCGCCCGGCGCGAACTGATGCGCCTGTCGCCGTGGCAAGTCTGGATCGTCGCGTCGATCTTCGGCTGGGTGTCGAAAGCGACCGGGCGGCGCCGCTATCGGCGCGCGCTCATCCTTGTGCCGCGCAAGAACGGCAAGAGCGCCCTGTCGGCCGGAATCGGGCTCTACATGCTCGCCGGCGACGGCGAGCATGGCGCCGAAGTTTATGCGGGCGCGACAAGCGAGAAACAGGCGCTCGAAGTCTTTCGCCCGGCGCGCGCGATGTGCCTGAAAACGCCGCGCATGACGGAGCGGTTCAGCCTTGAAATCGGCGCGAAGACGATTGTCAGTATAGAGAATGGTTCGCGGTTTGAACCCTTGATCGGCAAACCCGGCGACGGCGCGTCGCCAAGCTGCGCGATCGTTGATGAATATCACGAACACGAAACGGATGAGCTGGTCGAGACAATGCGCACCGGGCAAGGCGCGCGCGATGAGCCTCTGCTTTTGATGATCTCGACGGCGGGCGACAATATCGGCGGACCTTGCTATCAGGCGATGCTAGACGCCGCGCGTGTCATCGAAGGCAATGAACGCGACGATACGCTATTCGCCGCGCTCTATGGCCTCGATGACGGCGACGACTGGACGACCGAACAAGCGCTCATCAAGGCAAATCCGAATTTTGGCGTCAGCGTCTCGGCCGAGTTTCTCGCGCAAGAGCGCGCCGACGCGCTCGCCAATCCCCGCCGTCAGGCGGTCTTCCAGACAAAGCACCTAAACCGATGGGTCGGATCACGCGCGGCGTTTTTCAATATGGAGAACTGGCGCCGCTGCGCCGATCCCGCGCTCACGATCGCCGCGCTTGGCGGGAAGCGCTGCTTTCTCGCGCTCGATCTCGCGAGCAAGAGCGACATCGCGTCGATCGGCGCGGTCTTTCCGTCAATCGCCGGGCATGCGGTATTCGTCCGCAACTATCTGCCGGAAGATGCGCTGAAAGGCCCAAACGGCATGCGCTATCGCGGCTGGCTTTCGGAGCGCCGCCTTATCGTCACGCCGGGCGCGATGATCGATCATGACCGCATCGGCGACGACGTGCGCGAGCTGATGCGGCGGTTCGACGTGGCGAAGCTCGCTTTCGATCCATGGAACGCGACGGCGTTAATCGGCCGCCTCATGAACGAGGGCGCGCCCGCGCTCGAATTTCGTCAGACGGCGAAGAATTTCTCCGAAGGCATGAAGCTTCTCGCCGCCGCGATCGATGATCGCAAGGTCACACATGACGGCGACGCCGCGCTCGCCTGGGCGATGGGCAACGTCACGGCGAAAGAAGACGCGGCGGGTAACGTCTTTCCGCGCAAGGAGACGGTGGACGCGAAAATCGATCCCGCCGTCGCGCTCATCATGGCCTACGCCGTCGCCGTCGCCGAAGGCGGCGCGTCCTCTCTCCCCCTCGTGTTTTCAATCGCAAGCTGAAAGGAGCCGACAAAATGATGATGGCCGATATTGAGATGATCGACGATCCGTATACGATGTTTTTGATCGAGAGTGCTACCCTCGATCTCGCGCCGCCGCTCGTCGGTCTCTCGTCGGATCAGAAATTTCACCTATGCCGCCTCGCCGAGGGCGTCGTCGAAGGCGTCATCAACCTGCCGGAGGCGACGGATTCGCATCGCCGCATCGCCCGCGCGCGCTGGCGCGAAAGCGTGATCTTCGACCGCGACCGGCCGACATGGCGGCTCGGCCGCCCGCCGGTCTCGATCGTCTCCGCGACGCTCGACGGCGTGGCCATCGATCTGGGCGATCTCCGCGTGCAGGCCGCGACCGGTGTCATCCGCCTTGGCCAAGGCTGCTGGCACGCCTGCGAACGCCTGACGGTCGATTATGACGGCGGCTGGCTGACCCCGGCGCAGCGCCTCGCCGACGCGCCGGACGCCTTCGGGCCAGCCCTGCCGCAGCCGATCATCGGCGCGCTCCTCCGCGCCGCGATGCTCGGCGCCGTCGGCCTTGCCCGTGACCCGACCCTGACGGGCCTTCGCGAGACTGACGGCGACGCCGGGGAAATCGAAAGCCGCTTCGCGCGCCCACCGCATGAAGCGGGGACCGATGCCGATATTTTCGGGATGCTGGCGCCCTACCGGCGGCTTGTGCTCGCCTGAAACGAATCGGGCGGGCCGGAATTGGGACCGGCCCGCTGGCAAGGGAGAATTTGAGTGCGCAAAGAAGAAATCATCGCGATTCGCAAGTCGATGGCAGCGCTTACGGACGATGAACTAAGTCAAGTGAGTGAGGAGTGGTGCTTCGTGCGCCAAAAAAATATAGCACGCATACAGATGTTCCAAGCCTTCGCCGATCTGAGAAGCAATCGGGAGCATGGCGAGGCGGAACTCTTGTATTCCGCGTTCAAAATAGATCGCTTCGTTGCGTCGAAAATTCTTAAGGTGGCGGGTCATGCGGCGCTTTGCGATCCGGAAAACGCGTTGATGTTGCCGCTGGCGGATGAGGTGCTTTACGTTCTCGCGACGCGCAATGCGATATTTGTGCAGCAAGCCTTTGATGAGGGATTAATCTACCCGTCCTTGAGGCGCGCCGAAGCGATTAGGCTTGTCCGCGAGTTGGGGCGGCGCCGATGGGCAAGAGCAGGTCGTCCAAAATTGAGCCATCGGCGGGCGTTTGAAAGCGCGTGGCTGCGCGGTTCACGCCCGGAGCGAAAGCCGGTGAATTAGTTTTTCTGTTCAAAAGTGTGAGTTTTGAACGTTCCAGCCGGACTAATCATCCGCGCCATGGAAACCGAATCACACGCCGTTGCCTTGGAACTGGTCGCCTTCGGCGCGTCCGATATCGCCGAACTGACGGGCCTTCCCTCCGAAACAATCCGCAGTTGGCGGCGCAAGGGCTTCGTCGATATGCCCGGGCGCGGCCGGGCGAAACATGTCGGCGATCTTGTCGCCTACGCGCTGCTAAACGACCTTGCGCGCATGATGGGCGGGCCGGGCGTCGCGGCGCCCGTCGCGGCGAAATTCGCGCCGCTTGTCCTTTGGCGCGTCCTGCGGGACTCCCGCGCGTGGCGCGGCGACTCGCTCCACGCGCCCGCCGACGAACGCGCCGCGCTCGCGCTTCGCGCGCTTGGCCAGACGCCGCCGCCCGACGAACTCGCCTACGGCTTCCACAACGGCGAGACGACGCTCGCCGCGCCCTCCCTAGAAGCGGGCCGCGCCTTTTTCGCGCAAACGCGCGCCTCTGGCCTTCTCGTCATGATCGATTTCGACGCAAGCGCCGCCGCATTTCTCGCACGCGCCGAAGGCCGAGCCTTCGCCGCGCTTATCGAAGCGACGCCCGCCGACGCGGCCCTTCTCAACGATCAAACCCCCGAAAGGAAAACGCTCCAATGAAGCTTGTCGATCTGCAAGAGGAGATAGCCCGACTTGTCAGGACGCCGCGCGCGTTACGCCAGCGCAGCCCGCATTACCTTACGCCGGAACAGGTCGGCAGACTCACGGAGTTTTCACGCCAAATGCTTCTCGCGGCCCCCGCGGATGAAAACACGTATCTTCAACAACCTACGAAATGGGTACCTTTCCAATGAAACTCCGCGCCCTCAGAGAAAAACTTGCCCGCATTAAATCCGAAATGCGCGCGGTAAATGATGCGCCCGCAGGGGAAGGCGGCCACTTGTCAGCCGAGCAAGCCGAAAAATTCGCAACCCTTCGAACTGACCTTGAGGCGACGGAAGCCGCAATCGATCGCCAGCATCTCATTGATGAGACCGACCGCCGGGCGAGCGGGGAGCCGGTAGGCGAGACGCGCGAGGCGGATTTCGAGCGCGCGTGCCTCGACTTCTCCGTGAGGCGCGCCATAGCCGCGCGTGCGGGCCTTGATGTTGATGCGGGCCGCGAGCGCGAAGTCTCGGCCGAGCTGCAACGCCGGTCCGGTGGCCGCTTTCAGGGCGTCGCCGTGCCAATGAGCGTTTTTGAGAAACGCGTCATCACGACGACGAACCCCGGCGGAGGGCCGGGCGCGAATATCATCGCGACGGATTTCCGGGGCGATCAATTCATCGACATTCTGCGCGCCAATCTCGTGACGCAGAGGCTCGGCGCGACGGTCCTTTCAGGCCTTGTCGGCAATGTCGAAATTCCGAAGTTGAAAGCATCGGCGGCGACAGGATGGGTCGCGGAAAACGCGGCGATCACGCCTTCCGATCATCAATTTTCGCAAGTCACCATGGCGCCGAAGCATGTCGGCGCGATCACCGAATTTTCGCGCAACATGCTGCTGCAATCGACGCCGGATATCGAGCAATTGATCCGCGCCGACTTCGCCGAAATCCTCGCCCGCGCGCTCGACGCCGCCGCGATCAAGGGCGGCGGCGCCAATCAGCCGGTCGGCGTGCTCAGCCAAGCGGGCCTCAATACGAGCGTCAGCATGGCGGGCGGGCCGACCTGGGGCGACGTGCTCGACCTCATCAACATTGTCGAGGAAGCCAACGCAATGGGCTCAGGGTTTGTTATGCGCCCGCTCGCCGCGAAGAAAATGCGCGAGACGGTGCGCGTCGCCTCGACCGATTCGCAATTCATCATGGACAGTCCGGACGAACTCGCGGGCTATCCGGCCGTCCGCTCGACACTTGTACCGATCGACACCGCGCCGACGCCTGACGCGACGGCGATCATTTTCGGTCAGTGGTCGGACCTTTTGATCGGCTATTGGTCGGCCTTCGATCTTCTGGTGAACCCGTACGAATCGACCGCCTACGCCAAGGGCAACGTCTCCGTGCGCGGCATGCTGACCGCCGATATCGCCGTCCGCCATGTCGAAAGCTTCGCCGCCTCGATCGACTTCCCGGCGGCTTAAGGGCGATCCGATGACGGCGACGATTGAAAAGCGCCGCGCCGAGCTGCGGGCCGACAATGGCGGATCGCCTCGCCGCCTTGTCGGCTTCGCCGCGCGCTATGGCGCCGTCGCGGACATCGGGCCTTTCCGCGAGCGTATTGCTCCGAATGCGTTCGCGGGATCGATCGGGGAGGGCGGGTCCGACATCCTCGCCCTCCTCGATCACGATCCGGGCAAAGTCTTGGGGCGCACGCGGTCGAAGACGCTGCGGCTCGACGATCGCGCCGAAGGGCTCGCCTTTGAAATCGACGCGCCCGACACGGGCGCCGGTCGCGATGCGCTCGCGCTCGCCATGCGCGGCGATCTCGGCGGCGCCTCGATCGGCTTCATTGTCGAGGATGAAACGCGCGAGAACGATATCCGCGTCATCCGCCGCGCACGCCTTCTCGAAATCTCGATCGTCTCGTCCTGGCCCGCTTATGCCGGGACCGAGGTCGAGGCGCGGGGCCGGTTGGCATCATCGGTCCGGACCCCGCGTCTCGACGCCCTTCGCCGGTATCTGGAAACGGTGCGTTAATGGGCCTTCTCCGCCGCATCGCCGATCGCCTCGATCCTGCCGAGCGCCGCAACCGCATCGAACCGTCATGGGCCGCGCTTGCGGGCGGCGCGAGCGACTGGACGGCGATCAAGGGCGGCGCGCAACCGGCGCTGACGCCGCGCCTCGCCGAGAACGCCGCGACTGTCTCGGCGTGTGTCTCGGCGATCGCGCAAGGTATCGCGAGCCTTCCGGCGTTTGTTTACCGGCTGACCAATGACGGGCGCGAAATCGACGACGTTCACGCCGTCGCGCGCCTCATCCGGCAAGGGGCCAACGATCATCAAAGCTGGCCCGATTTCGTCGAATGGTTCATCGCCTCCGCCTTGCTTCAGGGCAACGCGCTCGCCGAGATTGTCGCCGACCGGTCGGGCCGCGTCGCCGAGCTGCGGCCGATACCCTGGCCGAATGTTACCGTCCGCCTGCTGACGAATGGCCGCCTTGTCTATGACGTGTCGGATATCAACGCGCTCTATGGCGGAACGGGGCGCGTGCGACGCCTTCTCGACGTCGAAGTCATCCACTTGCGCGACCGGACGGATGACGGCCTTGTCGGCCGCTCTCGCTTGTCACGCTGCGCGGGCGCGATCCGGCTCGGCCTCACCATGGGCGCGTTTTCCGAGACGCTTTACGACAACCGCGCGACGCCTTCCGGCGTTGTCTCGACCGATCTCACCTTGACGCCCGAACAGGGCGCGAGCGTCCGCGACGCGATCAACCAAGGCTGGCGCGGCGTCAGGAACGCGGGCGACGTTTTGATGCTGACGCACGGCCTTAAATTCTCGCCGATCACGATTTCGCCGGAAGACGCCGAGCTTCTCGCCGCGCGGCGCTTCTCGACCGAAGAAATCGCCCGGCTCTTTCAGGTGCCGCCGCCGATCGTCGGCATCTGGGATCATTCCTCTTTCACGAACTCCGAAACGGCGGGCCGCTGGTTCGCGCAATTCACGCTCGCGCCATGGATTCGGAAAATCGAGGAAGCTTTCCGTCGCGCCGTCTTTTCCGGAGCTAGCGCCGCCGATCATATCCTCGAAATCGACCTGTCGGGCTTTCTCCGAGGCGACGCCGAGGCGCGCTGGAAAGCCCACGAAATCGCCGTCCGCAACCGCATTCTGACGCCGAACGAAATCCGCGAGGTCGAAGGGTGGAACCCAAGGCCCGGCGCCGACGATACGCCGCCGCCAGCGCCGTCGCCCAATGAATAACGTCGTTTCGCTTCCGGAATTGCTCACGGAACAGGAGGCCGCCCGCCGTCTCGGCGTTCATCTCGCGACCTTGCGCCGGATGAGGGCGCGAGGCGAAATCGGCTATTACCGGTTCGCGCGGCGCGTCCGGTTCACGCCGCAGCATCTCGCCGACTTTCTGGAGGCCGCACAATGCCCCGCAAGCCGCCCCGCTTCGAATATGGCGGATATTTCCTCTGTAAACGGAGCAAAAAGAGCCCCTATTGGCAGCGATGCTGGTATGACCCGCAAACCCGACAGACGCGAACCGCCTCCCTCAACGTTGTCGAGCTTGAAGACGCGAAAACCGCCCTCATCGATTATGTGATGGAGCATGGCCGGATCGGCGAGACGCGGCCGGACAGGCTCGCGCTTTGGGAGGTGCTGCAACGCTACTATTTCCAGCATGTCCGCTACAAACCGACGATCGCGAGCAAGCAGACGCAGCGCAGCGCGCTCGACAAGATGCGCTTGCTCGCCGGGGATATCGCCGTCGCCGACTTCCGCCTAGCGAAGCAAGAAGAAATCGTCCGCACCCTGAAAGCCGCCGGTCATTCCGACGGTTATATCAAGCGCATTTTCTCGGCGACCTATGCGGCCCTGAATTGGGCCTATAACCACGAAGAAATCGACCGGAAGCCGCCGTCGCTGAAACTGCCGGGCGGGGGCCGCCGCGAATTTGTGGCGACGCCCGCGCATCTTGCCGCTTTGTGGGATGAGCTGACGCAAGAGCATCTTCGGATGTTCATGATCCTTGCCATCGCCACCGGCGCGCGCGCCGGGGCCGTTGTCGAGCTGACGACCTTCCAATGCGATCTCGAAAACCGCCTCATCAATCTAAACCCGCCGGGGCGCACTCAAACGAAAAAGCGGCGGCCGATCGTGCCGATGACGGATCTGGCGCGCCGATGGATCCTCACGGCGCCGCCGGGACGCCTCATCACTTGGCAGGGCCGCCCGGTGCGCCATGTTCAAACAAGCTGGGACGCCGCGCGTAAACGCGCGGGCCTTCCCGCCGGACTAAACCGCCATGCCATCCGACACACCGTCGCGAGCTGGTGCCGCATGCAGGGCGTCGAAAAATGGCTGGTGGACGCGTTCTTCGGATGGGAAGGCGCGGGCATGGCAGACCGCTACGCCAAATATGATCCGACCTACTTCAAGCCGGTTATCGAGGCTCTCGACCGGCTTTTCGAAGCGATTGCCGAGAGGGCCAAAACGCCGTTACAACCGAAGTTGCGTGTCACCGACGTGGGAATGACCTTCAAGAAACTGGAGCGGGCGAGGCGATTCGAACGCCCGACCCTCACCTTGGCAAGGTGATGCTCTACCCCTGAGCTACGCCCGCTCGGCGTTCCGGCGCGAGGAGGCCCCGCGCGCGAGGCGAGGTGTATGCCCGAGGGCCCGGGG